TTTTCCCGATAATTACTGCGATATACTTACAACTGCAAAAGCTGGTTCACTTCTAGGCGATGGTTGGACTTTGCCAATAATTGAGCATATTTTTTCATTTATAGTTGCAGATTAAAAACTTTTTTTTATATTTGCAAAACAAATCCGCCAAGATTGAATTTATAACTAGCTCACTCTTTGCACTTGGCGGTCATTGAGTGGGTTTTTTAATTTAAACATTATGTCAAAAGATTTATTCCAGTTAATGCGCCAACAAGAGATTGAAACGCAAAACTTTCTTCCAAACCGACTTGAGATCCAGCTATCTGCAAAAACATTTATTAAAGAAGTGTTAGATGCTGGAGAGATTGACAAAATTGAACTACTAGCACAAGCCAAAAGAATGGGCGAAGCGTTAGATGTTATTAATGCAGAACTTATAAAAGTACTACCACAAGAAAACTTTGAAGCGTTTGGACTTAAAGGAACTTTCCGAAGCGGTGGCGAAACTATAAACTTCAAAGATTGTGAAGTTTGGAGCGACATTAACCGAGAATTAAAAGAACGTGAGGAATTACTAAAGTTAGCTTTGAAATCGCATAATGAAATATACGATGCGGCTGGAGTTCAAGTGCCTAAAGTATCAACAACGCCTCGCAAAAGCAGTATTGCTATATCATTTTAATTTACTATATTTACATTTCATAATTAACAGCTCGAAGGTTTCACGAGCTTCTATTGAAACCATAAACAAATATAAAATTATGAGTAATTCAAACAGACGTAGCGCATTCGCTGCACCAGCTTCAAATCCAGCCACTAAATTTATTGAGTGGAAATCAAACGACAAGTGTTTCAACTATTACGACAAAGAAGCGCAAAAGAATGTAGAGATACCTTTGCCTTTTAAGTTCTTAGTCCTAGACGAGCTACATTGTATTAAAGGTTGGAACGATGCTTCCTCAAGCAACATTTACTCCAACGAAGTGAAATTCATTTCAAAAGAAGTAATGACCGTTAAACCTTTTAAGGGCAACGAAATTGCCAAAGGATATTACAAGGACATTAAAGAGAAAGTTGTTGCTGCTGGAGGACATTACACCAAGTCTATTTATGTAATGCTTGAGGATGGTTCACTAGCAAACATATCATTAAAAGGTTCTGGCGTTCAAAAGTGGGGCGACTTCACGCAAAAAACACGCAATAGACTTGCAGACGAGTGGGTAATAGTTGCATCAGCAGAAGATGGTAAAAAAGGAGCAGTTAAGTTCTCAACACCAAGTTTCTCTTTTGCAAACTCTATTTCAGATGAAGAAGCTAATATGGCAGATGAAGCGTTCAACATATTGGAATCGTATCTTAAAACATACTTAGCAAAAGCAGAGCCAGCTATTGTTGAAGAAGAAGAAGATGACTTTGAGCCAACAGTAGATGATGGATTAGACTTCTAAACGCCAAACAACACAACTAATTAAACCGCTATAACTAGCGGTTTTTTTTATTGATGCAAAGTAAACATTTTGCGTTCTCTATACCCCCCTAGAAAAAAGACTTGTAAAAAGTTATATGCCCCCCCCTAAAAAAAAATAAATGTTTGCTTTTATAGAAAACTTTAATAAAATATAATTTTAAAAATGTTTGCTATGTTTTTTTTTATTATATTTGTGCATTATTAATTTAAAAATATAAAAAAATGAATGATGTTGAAAAAATTTTAAGGTTAAGAACTTGCGGAATGTTTAATGATAATTGGTATGAAGTAACTTCCAATGAGATTATCGGTATAGAAAAAAGCAACAAAGGATATGTTTATTTTGTAAAAAATGGATATAATAACTTTGTTAAAATAGGAAAGACTTTAAATTTACAAAGTAGATTAAATAGTTTCTCTACTTCATTTTCTGATGGTGTTTTTTTAGTTGGATATATTTACTGTGAAAATTATTCTGAAATTGAAAAAAAAATACACGAAGATTTTAAAAACAAAAGAAAAACAGGAGAATGGTTTGATGTTTTAGATGTTGAAATAATTTACGATAATTTTTATTTAAAAAACGCTTTTTTTAGTAAGGAATCTTCTATTATTGATGGAGAATCTTTTAATCTAAAAAATACAAATATTGTTTTTGGAGTAAAAGATTTTTACGATGATTTTTATAAATATTGTAATAAAGAAATCAATAAAAATATAAAATATGATAAAACAATTTTTTACAATAAAGTATTAACGCTAAACAAAGTGTATTATAATTTATCAAAAAAAAGAGTAAATTTAGTTTTAAAGAAATGGTGTAATACAAATGGATATAATTATGAAGCTATTAACTCAAATGGTTATCAATATTTTATAATTAATTAAAAAAAATGTTTACTATTGTTGTTTATATTAATATAATTTCTATATTTGCATTTGTAGTCTGGAAGCTATTGAGAAAATCTTATCAATGCCACTCTTTCACGACTTCCAGCGTGTTTGAGTGGCATTAACCTTTTAAGTACTTATGGAATATAAAATTTCAGTTTTTAAAGACCTTTTTGAATCTAAGGATGTACCATACATTGTAGATTTGGAAAAAATCATCCAACGTATAAAAGTTGGTAAGTCAATCGAGATTATTAAAAAGGTTCGAGCAGCACCAAACAAAAAAGAAGCAGATGTTATTAAACAAACTTTGCCTTGCATAATATTTGCTGGAGAATTTGCAGAGCGTTTAGGAAATGGTTTAGTGAATCATTGTGGACTTATGTGTGTTGACTTTGATAAATACCCAAATGATGAGGTTATGCTCAAGCATCGGGCGATACTGGAGCGTAATCCTCACTTTATTTTATTGTTTACTTCTCCTAGTGGTAATGGAATAAAAGGAGTTGTAAAAATACCAAAAGCAACAAAAGAAACGCATCCTAAATACTTTACTGCATTTCAAAAGGAGTTTGAGTTTGACTATTGGGATAAGAACTGCTCAAATGTTGATAGGGTATGTTATGAATCATACGATCCAGATATATTTGTTAATTACGATGCTATTGAATTTGCACCAAACTTAATTGATGTAGGTTATAGCGTATCAGAAAAGACACCTTTAATACCAATTACAGATGAAGATAAGATAATCGAAAAGATAATGGCTTTTGATTGGAAAAAGGATTTTGTTGAGGGAGAACGAAACAATTTTATATTTGATTTGGCTGGAATGTTTTGTGAATATGGAGTTAGCCAAACAACTGCCGAGAACTATATTTATAATAATGTAGTGATTGGAGATTTTACCGAAACAGAGATGCGCACCACAATTAAAAGCGCATACAAAAAAAGAAACTTTGATAGTAAGTTCTTTGAAGATTACCAAAAGATTGATAAGGTAAGAGTTGATTTAAAAAGAGGTAAAGAAGCAGTTATAAAAAAACACGGTATATCGGAGGATACTTTTGATGAGCTAAAGGAAGTATTAGAACACGAAGAATTTTGGTTCATTACCTACGACAAAAATGGTAAGGAAAAGGTAACAGTTGATCCGCTTAAATATAAATTCTTCCTAGAGCGTAATGGATTTAAAAAACATTACCCTAATGATAGCCAAAAGCCTACTTGGGTTTATATTAATTCCAACAAAGTAAATATTACAAGCGTTGAGATAATAAAAGACTTTGTACTTAATTACGTACTTGAAAAGAAAGAGTTTGAAGTATGGAATCATTGTGCTAAATATCAAAACCTATTTGCTGAAAACTTCTTGCTAATGCTTGAGAGCATTGATTTAAAGATGTTGAATGATGACCGCTTAAAATCATATATTGCTTTTAAAAATGGTGTATTAGAGGTTACAAAGAACAGTATTAACTTAATAGATTATATTGATATTGACTTCTACATTTGGCAAGACCATATTTTAGATAGGGATTTTGTTGAGATGGATGAATTTGATAATGATTACCAAAGATTTATTAAGAACATATCCAACGAAACAGAATTACCAACCGAGTGTGTTATTGGTTATTTAATGTCAACTTACAAAAACCGTTCAAATAATAAGGCTATAATTTTAAATGACGAGGTTATTTCAGAAAATCCAGAGGGAGGAACTGGAAAAGGAGTATTTGTTCAAGGTATTAGCCAAATTAGAAAAACAAGTATAATCGATGGTAAGTTATTTGATGGTAAAAAGTCTTTTCCTTATCAAACCGTTTCACTAGACACTAAAATTTTAGTGTTTGATGATGTTATTAAGAACTTCAACTTTGAGGAAAAGTTTAGTTTGGTAACGGAAGGGTTGACTTTGGAGCGTAAAAATAAGGATGCAATTAAGTTAAATGTACACGAAAGTCCGAAGCTGGTTATATCTACAAATTATGCCATTCGTGGGGAGGGGAATAGCCACGATAGAAGAAGATATGAGCTAGAGATAGCGCAATATTACGGAAAGGATTTAACGCCAGAGGATGAGTTTAAAAGACAATTGTTCGACGATTGGGAACTTATAGATTTTCAAAAGTTTGACAATTATATGGTGCATTGTTTACAGTTGTTTTTAAATAATGGATTGGTTAAGCAAAACGCTAAGAATATTAAGATGCGTAAGTTTATTGCTGAAACAGCGATGGAGTTCTTTGAGTTTGTTAAGGATGAAGAAGTGGTATTAAGAAATGAAAGACTTGACAAAAAGGCAATATTTGAAAAGTTTACGGAAGAATACCCAGATTTTAAAAAATGGCTTACAAGAAAGAAGTTTAACTTATGGGTTCAGAAGTTTTGCACTTTTAATGGCTTTGAATACATAAGCGATACATCTAACGGTATGCAATGGTTTATTATCAAAAGCGGAGAAATTAAAGAGGAAGAAAATAATGATGATTTTATTTTTTAATTATGGAAAATTATTGTAGAAATTGCGGTAATGAAGATTTAAAATTTGTAAAGTATATTATTGCAAATGGTAGGGTTCAAATAAGACAACAATGTCTTGAATGTGGAATTTTGTACAATGAAAACTTTAAATTTTCTTTATTTGATGATATTGATTTATTGCCTATTTATTCAAAAGAATTAAGAGAAAGTTACAAAATTAGTAGGATTTTAAAATCAGTAGATAAACATAATTTAGGTAGAAAAAAATACTATAATGATGTTTATTTAAAGTCAGATGAATGGAAAAGTAAAAGAAAACATATTTTATTAAGAGATTATAATAGATGCGTTTGTTGTAAAGAGGATGCTACACAGGTTCATCATATTTCTTACAATAATTTATTTTCTGAACATTCTTATGATTTAATTTCAGTATGTAACGATTGTCATAATAAAATTCATTTTGATGGCGTTGTTTATTTTAAAGGTTTAAAAGCCAATTACAATGTTTTGCAAAACTGTAATTCTTGTAAACAATATCATAACGATCAAAGCGGTGCTCTTTGTAATCAATGTAAATTAAAATTTAATTATGAAACTTAGAGATTATCAAGTCAAATTGGCTACTGAAGGTTGTGATATTTTAAAAAGAAAGGGTTTAGTTTATTTCGCACTTCAGGTTCGTGTAGGTAAGACATTAACCGCACTTCAGACCGCTAAATTATTTCAAGCTAAGAGAGTATTGTTTTTAACAAAAAAGAAAGCTATATCTAGTATTCAATGGGATTACGACAACTTCGGATTTGACTTTGATTTAACAATTACAAACGATGAGAGTTTACATTTGGTCAATAAAGAGTTTGATTTAGTGATCCACGATGAACATCATCGATTTGGTGCATACCCTAAGCCAAACGCAGTAGCAAAATTATTTAAGCAAAAATATTCTCATTTGCCGATGATATTTTTAAGCGGAACGCCAACCGCTGAATCACACTCACAATGGTTTCATCAATTTTGGGTTAGTGATAACAGTCCGTTTAAGGAATATGCAAACTTTTATAAATGGGCGGCAGATTTTGTAAATGTAAAAGTTAAACATCTCGGTTATGCAAAAGTAAATGATTACTCGGATGCTGATATTAAACATATCCAAAGACGTATTAAGTATTTCATATTAACTTTTACCCAAGCTGAATCAGGTTTTAAGACTGAAATTTCAGAGATGGTAATTGATGTTGAAATGAAGCCTATTACTTACCAAATAATTGAAAGACTGAGAAAAGATTTAGTTGTAAAAAATTCACAAGGGCAAATAATATTAGCAGACACAGCAGTTAAATTGCAACAAAAACATTTACAGTTAGCAAGTGGAACTTGTAAGTTTGAAGATGGTAGTAGTAAAGTAATTGACTATTCAAAGGCTGAATATATTAGAGATAATTTTAAAGATTATAAAATAGGAATATTTTATAAATTCAAAGAAGAATTAAATATGCTCAAAGAAATTTTAAAAGATAAACTAACAACAGATTTAGATGAATTTAATGAAACTGACAAATGGATTGCCTTGCAATTTCAAGCAGGGAAAGAAGGAATTAGTCTTAAAAAAGCTAATTATATTGTTGCGTTAAATATTGATTTTAGTAGCTCAACTTACTGGCAATTTAGGGATCGTATGTCGACTTTAGACAGAAAAGAAAATCAAATATTTTGGTTATTCTCAAAAGATAATGGCAAAACAAAGTCTATTGAAAGAATGGTTTACAAGAGTTTGATGAACAAAAAAGATTTCACTCTTGATTTGTACAAAAAAGATTTTGGAATTTCTGATAAAATTAAAAAAACATCTTATGCTCGAAAGTAAAATCCAAAGCAAAATAATTAAAAAGTTAGAGTTACAAGGTTATTTTGTAATAAAATTAATATCTACAAACAAAAACGGCATTGCTGACATTATAGCTTTAAAAGATGGCAAAGTTATTTTTATAGAAGTCAAGCAACCAAATGGCGTTTTGTCTGAGTTGCAAAAGCTAAGAATTAAGCAATTAAGGGATTTAGGTTTTGAATGTAAGATCTGGACAGATTATGAGGTAGATTTTATGTTAAATAATTAGTTTAATAAAAAAATTCTTTTAATCTTTGACAAATGAAACCAAGTGAATTAAATTTATCAATTACGCCAAAACTTTCAAAGTTAGGCAGACCTTATCGTTTATTAAGTATTGGTAAGAATTTACAGGTTTCCTGCAAGTGGATTAATAAAGTTGAACATTGGCACTGGTACTATTTTTTTATTTACACCGACGACAATAGTTTATTTGGATTTGAATTTGATTACAGCGATAATTTTGTACAAAAGTTTAACCACGAGGGAACTCGTAAAATATTAGATAATTTATGAGCGACATTTCAAAATGTAACGACAACCTTTGTCCATCAAAAGAAATTTGTTATCGGTTTACTGCGCCAGTAAATGAATATAGACAAGCGTACATTAACACAAACCGAGAGTGCGACGCATACAACTGCGATTTATTTTGGCATAATGGAATTTGTAAATATTGCGGACAAAAAGAGGGAGTTCATAAAATGAGTTGTGAAACACATAAACAACAAATAAACCTTTCATCACAAGATAAACCCTAAAAAATGGGGTTTTTATAACAACAAAAAGTAAGATGACACTAAGAGAAAAGTTTGAATTAATTGAATTTAGTTTCCCTGCTAATGAATCAGAAAAAATAGCAGATGAATTTGCTATTGGATTCGCAGAATGGTTATTTAATATTGATAAAGAAGCATTAAAAAAACAATTAAATCATTTTAAAAAAGAAAAAGGATTATGACACTAAAAGAAAAATTTGAACAATATGCAAAGGAAGAAATTTGGCGAACCAGAAACTATAATGCAGAAGAATGTGAATTAATAGCAGAAGAATTTGCTGTTGGATTTGCAGAGTGGTTAACAAACGAACAATCTCCCTATTCTATTACGTATGGCAATCAAGAGGTAAGATTTTCAGATTTTCGAAAAGAGTATACAATTAAAGAACTATTAGAAATTTATAAAGAAGAAAAAAAATTATGACATTTGATGAATGGTTAGACAAATATTATTCCTATAGAAATAGGAATTTTAAAAATGAAATTCTTTACGCAAAGTCAAAATTTGATGAAACTTATTTATATCACGAACTATTAGAAATTTTTAAAAATAAAATTATGACGCCAATACATTACGACTCAGGGCAAGATTACGATTTAATTGATGTTGCACTTAATTACAACCTTAATTTTTTCCGATTTAATGTACTTAAATACATTTGCAGAGCAGGTAAAAAACAAAACGAGTTACACGATTTAGAGAAAGCAGTTGACTACCTACAACGAGAAATTAAAAATATTAGAGAAAAACAATTAAAAGAAATAGAAAAATGAAAATAGCAGTAATCACCACAGACCAAAAAATATTTCAACTTTACCTTTTACAAGAAAACCTAACTTTTAAAGATGCAAGGCAAATTTGTAGAAAAGACGATTTAGATAACACCGTTTACGATGATGTTATAGATTTAGATCCAAAGTCAAATGTTACCGATTGGGTGCGAGAAAGAATAAAAACAAAAATTTTAAAAGAATAATTTATGAAAAAACTTATAATAATTTTTGCAATTTTTTTAGCAAATTGCACAACTGAAAATGAAAATAGTAATATTTCAGAACCAGAAGCAGATTGTTTATGCTATACAATTTTAGAAGCAAATGTTTTTACAATAGTTACTGGCAACCAATTTACCGCTGGAGTAATGGAAAACGATTGTACTGGAGTTCAAAAAAATTTTAATAGACCTGGAATTTATAGAGCAGGAGAAAAAATTTGTAATTAATAAAAAAGCCTCAATTAAGAGGCTTTTTTAATTTTCTGTAAATAAATAACATTGAGATCGGAATTTTACCTAATTTTTTCTTCGGGTTGCTGTGGTTTCGAATATTTTGTTCGCTGCAATTTAATAGCTCCGATATATCTTTATTATTAATTTTTAAGGCTTTTTTCATTTCCTTAAATTCTTCGTGAGTGTAAACTTCCATTTTTTTGCTGTTTTTATTAGTTTTAAGAGATTATTTTCTATTTTAGGTATGTAGATATAGATTTGCTATTTATAAGCCTTAAAAAAGGAATTTAATAAACCAATTTCCAAAATACTTAATTCCGATAATTCTTTTCCGTTAACAGTCCATTTGCCGTTAATCATTTTTATTATTGCTTCCATTTTATTTTAAATTATAAGTTATTTTTAAAGTTATTTTATTTTTTATAAAATCATTACCAGCCATACCAATTGAAAGCGAATAATCCTCAACATTTAGATTTTTTCTTTTTATCAAATAATCTGAAATTTTTTGAAATTGATTTGAGAATTTTTCGTGTAGATCTATTTTGTGTTTATTCACTTTCAAATAAATAATATGTTTTTCCATTTTTTTAATAATTTACGTTTAAAGGTTTTAATCCAAAAAGTAAGTAAGATATTTTTTTGTAAAGTTTCATTTTGTCTATTTATTAAGTTGATAACATTTTAAAAATCCTAGTATAAAATAATTCATATTTTCGTAATCTAAGGCTGGCGAAATACAGCAGCCATCTAGTGACAAAAAATAACATTTTATTTTTTTCCGTTTATCCTCAAAAAATTTCTCGTTAACTATTAAACCAGGTACATTTGAAGCTGCATTTTGCAAGTATTGAATTTCCATAATTTTAGTTTTTTAAATAATTATTAATTTTATTAATATCGTCAATATTTGAAAAAATAGTTTTGTTTTTTTCAGTTCCTACAAAGTAGATTTTTTCATTTTTAAAATTTAGAAAATATTTTAATTGTTTTTTAGTTGATCCTAGATAAACATAAATATTTCCGTTTTGAGTATTGTAACAAAATGATGTTATCATAATTTTTTTAGTTTAAATTATTGGCACTAAATGTAAATTAGTGCCAATTTATAGTTAGTTTTTATAAGTTAATTAATTTCAAAATCAAATGGTTCAGCATCTAGAGAATAATCAAAAGTTAACCCGAAAGGCGCAAATTTTTCTTGCCAGTCGCTTAATTGCTTATAATCAAAACCGTTTTCGCCATCGGTCTGGAATCTTTGCCAAAGGTTAAAAAAATCTTTGTTTTTTATCTCGTTTTCGAATTCCTCAATATTTGTAAAATCGTCATTTAGTATCATAATTTTTTAGTTTTTAATTTTAACAAAGTTTTTTTGTAAACCAGTATATTTTCTGTGGATTGGTATTTTATCGGATCTTAGTTCTATAAATTCGCCAGCATTTAATGTAAATATACTTTTGTCGTTAAATTTTAGCGTTATACTATTAAAAGCAGCGCAATAAAAGTTAGTTACTATTTCGCCCGTTATTTCGTTTCTTAGATCCCTAGTATCGTTAATATCGTTGTAATACATTACAAATCGTTGGTTCGTTTCAATATTTGTATAAATTCTTTGCGTTGGTCGTTTCATCTTTTTAGTTTTTAAGGTTAAATAAGGCGTTAAATTAATTTAGTAATGTAACGCCTCGAATAGTTGTTATTTGTTTACTAAAATTGCTATTGTCGCACCTGTTGCAACCGTTACAAAAATTTGTTTTTTAGGCTCGATATACTTTGTGTAATCGATTTTTTTAGGTTCTGGAAATTTGATATTTGTTGACATTTTTTATAAGTTTTTAATGTTGTTTAAAAATCGTTTTTTTGCTTCGCATAAATTGTAACCGATAAACTTTTCTTTTATGTAGCTCCCATCATTTAAAACAATAGAGCATAAAATAAAGTTCGCATTAATTTCGTGGTTTATATCTGATAATTTAATTTTTGTTGCCATCTTTATAGTTGAATTAAGATTGAAATGATTAAGATTAAAAAAGTTAGTAAGGTAGCTTTTACCTTTGTGTTGGTTGCTGGATGTGGTTTTTTAGGTTGCATAATATTATAAATTAAAAATATCGTTATAAGTTCGTAAATAACAACCGAGTAACTCTATTTCATTATTTTGATCGTCCTCGCTTAATTCGTAAAACCCCGCTCCCTCGCTTGCTATTTCATAAAGACAATCATTTGAACTTAAAAATATAGGAACGCCGCCCGTATTTGTAACGCCCGAAAACGTTACCAGAATTTCAGAAGCGCAAAAGTGATCTAATAACAAAGTTCTGATTTGTTTTGCCTTTGGTGCTATTTTTTCAATAGGCACATATTGACGTGATATAATAGCGTCAAAAATTTGTTTGGTACTCGGTGAAGTGATTTGATAAAAATTCATAATATTTGATTTTTAGATTTGTAATAGACTAGCCGAAGCTAGTTTCGGACATTTAGTCCTCCTCAGTATTACTGTTAAATAAGTGATCGAAGTCGCTAAAATTATCTTCGATAAATTCCGCCATAGTAGATGGCAATTCGCATAAGTCGGAAACTTCAAAATAGTTAATACTTTCAAGGTTGCCGTAACCGTTAAATTTTACATAATCGTGAGAATAGTTATAGTCTCCGTAAAAAATTGCTTGCGCTACTTTTAAACCGTCACCAGGATTAGGATAAAAAGTACTGAAAAAATCTTCGTCATTATTATAAACTTCATTATCATAATAACCAGCAACCTGGCAATAGATGTTATTCAATTCAATTAATTGATTTTCGTTAAATTCGTTAATTTGTGATAAAATAGTAATTGCCTTCATAATGTTTGATTTATTAATTTGTTATTGTTTTAATTTGTTATTCAAATATACAACATCTATTCATATATTAATAACTATATTTGCTTTTTAACATAACATTAACATAATTTAGGTATTAAATAGATTTTATTTATACATTTGTACAAACTAATAAAGAAAAACAATGGGAAAGAAAAAGGAAATACAGGTAACATCTGCGGGCTCAACATTGACAACACAACCCGAAAGACGAGGAACGCCGGAACACCTCCAGACACAACAGAACCAAGCCTTACAGATTATAGACTTAATAGGTAACAAAGGACTACCAATGGTAAAAGCAGCTAAAGAAGTAGGAATGAACCAAACAACGTTCCTTGACTATATCGAGAAAGATACTCGACTAATCGAATTATACGCGAGAGCAATCGACCAGAGGAACGACCTAAAGGCGGAACGTATCATAAAGCTAGCAAACAAACGCAGCCTTGACATGTATGTTGACCAAAACGGACACTTAAGACCAAACCCAGTCGCAGTCCAAAGGGATCGACTTATAATTGATAGCGAAAAGTGGTTGTTGTCTAAGTTAGCGCCTAAGAAGTACGGAGATCGTATACAGATTGACGCAGAAGTAAAGCATACCGCCCCGCTTTCAATTGATCAAGTTAACGACATATTGAAGCAGCTCGATAGCAATACAATAGACATAACGCCAGAAGCGGAAACGGAATAGTTGAAGCGCTGAAGCGGACACCGTTAACGCTGCAATGCGAGAGCGATCCAATGCGAGAGCGGAAGCCGTTAACCCTACCAATGCGAGAGCAAACCACACCGAGAGCGCACCCGTTGGAGCGAGAGCCACCCAGAGCGGGAGGCGTTGAGGCGTTGGAACTTTTGAAGTCGAGAGGCGGGTGGGGATATAAACACCAAAATAATTTTTAGCAATTTTGAGCCATATCTTTTTTTACTTTTTCCATTGTTATAACAAATATTATTTTTATATTTGCACTTTAACTTTACTAATAATAGTAAGGGGATATTTCTATTGAGTAAATTGGTCTTTTTAAAATTTTTTTTTATAAATTTACACCAAATATTTTTTTATGCTAAATGGTCTAAGTCCTTTACAAATACTGCAAGCTAGGTTAATGGGAGATAGTTTGGCTTTTACTAAGTATTTCTTCCAAAAGCGGTTTAATAGGAGTTTTGTTGTAAATAGTCATCACGAGATTATTTGCAAGGCTATGGACAGAATATTGCGGGGAGAGTTAAAAAGGGTTTGTATAAGTATAGCACCGAGATATGGCAAGACTGAATTGGCTGTTAAGAATTTTATTGCATTGGGATTGGCACATAATCCAAGTAGTAAGTTTATTCATTTGAGTTATAGTGGTAGTTTAGCTGAGGACAATAGTGAGAGTGTAAGGGATTTTGTTGATAGTGAGGATTATAGTGCTATATTCCCTTATGTTGAGTTAAGTAAGAGTAGTGCTAGTAAAAGCAAGTGGGCGACTACTGCGGGTGGTGGTGTTTACGCAACTGCGACTGGAGGGCAGATAACAGGATTTGGGGCTGGGGAGGTTGATAGGGATATTTTGGGTGCGATGCCAGATGAGAAGAAGAATTCATTTGCGGGTGCGATTATTATTGACGATGCGTTAAAGCCTGATGATGCCTTGAGTGATTTGAAAAGGCAAAGGGTTAATGAAAGGTTTGAGAATACGATAAGGTCGAGGACTAACAGTAGAGATACGCCTATTATAGTTATAGGGCAAAGATTGCACTCAAACGATTTGATAGGGTATTTAAAGGAAACGGAGGAAGAAGCGTGGGAGTTTATAGATATTCCTTGTATTACGGTTGATAAGTTTGGAGTTGAACACGCCTTGTGGGAATTTAAGCAAACTTTGGCTGAATTGAACAATATTCGGCAAATTGACGAGAATGTATTTGAAACGCAGTACCAGCAGAACCCTCAAGACTTAAAAGGGAAGTTATTGCCTTTGCAGAGTTTAAAGTTTTGGAATTTGGCTAATATTCCATTTGAGAGTATAGTTTGGAAGTTTGCGGTGGGCGATCCAGCGAATGTTGGTGGAGATTATTATTCTATTCCATTTATGCACGTTGCCATTATTGAAGGGAAGCTGTTATGTTTTGTAAAGGGGATAGTTCACAGTAAGGAGGGGATTGAGATTGTAAATGATAGGATGATTGACAAGACTAGGGAGCATTTTATTGAGGAGGTGTTTTTGGAGGTTAACGGCATAGGAGCAGCAGCGTTTATGTTATTGAAGCGAGATTTGAGTAATACGACTAAAGTTAAGCCGTTTACGGTAACAATTCCAAAGGAGGCTAGGATATTAAGCAATAGTGAGTTTATACGAAATCATTTTGTTTTTGACGAGAGGTATAAGGAGGATCAAGAATATTCGAGATTTATTAATCACGTAACGGGTTACGATAGGGAAAGCAGTAATACGCATCGACTTGATGCAATAGATAGCCTTGCATCGGCAGCAAACATATTGAAAATAAAATACAAGCAACTATTGTATGGATAGTAGTTTTTCTTGATAAGCATTACTTGCGTCTATTTCATTTACAAAATAACCTAAATGAATTTTTTTCTTATCAATTATAATTTGAGCGTGCCATTTTAAATGTTGTTTATGCCAACCAACGCCAGTATATTTAGAACTGCTTTTTAAATGTTTCCTGTTGCAATTAACCCTAGCACTTACAACTAAAAGATTAGAAACAT